GTACCAGTGTAGCTCTTGATTTTCTCAACTTCTTCTTGAGTAATAAGTTCTTTAGTCATAACCTCTTCATCGTCATATTCGTAGTTATCAACGCCACGAGCCTTACGCTCAGCGTCGCTCAAAATGGAAAAGCCACAGGCAAAGCAATGCTTCCCCATGCCCTCTCCGTAATTGACAAGGTTATCCCCTGTTGTGTCATGTCCAGCTTTACGACATTGTGGGCATGGCTCATTAGAAATCATCAACCCTCCCACTCATCCACATCTGCACCCGTGCTCAAAAGCAAATCATACAGTTCCTGAGCAGTGCCAATGTCATCCGCTCCAGCATCGAAATAGAATGCCCGCACAGCTTCATCCTTAAGCAGCGTCACAGTGATGTAGCCATCTTCAATATGTATCTTATACTTGTTCATACATCCTCCCGATATTTATTTCCACAAGACACATGACTCTCTCGCTCAACACCGACAACATCCATATCCTTGTACCGAAATGTTACCATGCCAAGCTTTTTATCCAATTCAGTCATGTCTTTATAACCAAGAAAAAGGTAAAGTGGTGAGCGCCCTGTCTCGCCAATGTAGGATAGCCATTGTTGTTCAATTTTGTCAATGATTGTCATTGGATGCCCTTCTCAAATTCACTGGCAAACGCCAAAATTTCCGACTTCAACGACTCCAGACAAAACTCTCCGTCAAAGTGAAAGCTGTCTTCGTTCATGTCAAGATAGGCTATCAGATCATAGAAAACTTGTTTCATTTCACCTCCTCCGGGAAGAATTGTTTGTACGACCATTTAGTCCAATCGTCTACCATTTGTGCAAATGTCATGTTATACTCGTGCGATATAAGATCAACACTTTTTAACGATGAAAAATCATGTGCAGCGATCCTCCCCATGTTGGCATCGCAAATCTCCTCACAGCGGCGGTTAAGATATTTATGCACAATCTGGCACCTATACATTTGCACGGAGACGTAAATGCACCATAAACAGAACAGAATCATAAAGATGGCAAATAGCATGACGCATCCCCCCTTAATTTTGAGCAACGAACACAGGTTGTTTCTTACTGACTCTCGTATCCAACTGATTCATCGTCTCGTAGTACCAAATAGCACCTTTGGAGTCACGAGCTACAAAGCGAAACGGCTCAATTTCTACAACATCTTGTGTACCAACTTCTTTTACGACGCTGTTGCGGCATTCGTTGTGGTCATAGCTAGAGCAGCCCGTCAGAGCAACAGCCGCTGCTGCAATTGCGATAAACTTTTTCATATTCCCTCCTAATATTAAATGAAAGAGAGCCTTTCGGCCCTCCATGCTCGCTAGAACATTACTTCTGCTTCTTCCGACGAGCAAACTTCGTCAGGCCCACAAGGCCAAACAGGCCGAAGCCCAAGCCAGCCATTGCAAAGCTTTCCGAGCCATCCTCCTCTTTAGCCACTTGCGGAGCCGACACGGGCATGGACACAGTGCAGCAATTGAGCGTTCCCACGCTCGCACCAATGTACGGAGCCGAGACATCCTGCGCAGTAGCCGTGGCAGACACACTAGGCGAGGGCACGTCGTCAGCAGCAACAGCAGATGCCGAGACGGGCAGACCTTGCGCGAGTGCTGCTGCGCCATACAGAGCCAGGAACACGGCGGTGATAGTTTTCTTCATATTATATCCTTTCTTAAGGGTTGTAAGAGCGCTGTGTTTCAGCGCAAGACACAGGATACAGAATTGATGAGGAGATGTCAAGCAGAATAATTTTCCCCGTCAATCGTCTTGCGATACTGAATCCAGCCGCAGAAGTTGCCGCTCCACAGCCTACCATTCCTATCTGCATGACTTATACCCGGCTGCCATGTGGTAGGTGATGCAGGATCGTTGCACTGTTCTTTTCCTGTACGTACAAAAGCGTTATAATCAACTTTTACAGTTTGCGGCGTAGCCACATGCTCAAACGCAGACGCATGTTTTTTATCGCTACCAAGCAGCCGCTCATACACCTCAAGACTCTTCTCTAGGCCATACCCTTCATTGCGGTAGGAGACGGCTGCGCAACGAGCGCAGGACACTTTGATGGCTTGTTCTACCGTAAGAGTCCTAGGCTCGCCCTCAATATCAATACTATACCCACGCATACCAACTGCGTGATCGTACCAAATATCAATGTATGGTACATGATACTCGCCAGCCCTCAGCAATTCCGGGACGCTCTGCTCTTGAGCCTCCTTCATCACTCGTGCAAGTTCTGCAATCGTAGGATCAGCAGCTTTATCATCGCGCAACCAGAAGAAATTTGCCGTTTCCGTTGCAGAGATGATTGTTTTCATCATCTGGAACGGCTCTGTCAAGCGGCCTGTAATTTGTTTGTGGTAACCTGCTTCTGCGAATGCTTTTGCAAAATAAATGGCATGTTCCTTAGCCTCGTTCCATGCCTCTGCTGCTGTCCAAAGTGGTGCTCCAGAATTGCCATCGTACTCCACAGGCCAGCCTAGCACACCCTCGTTATAGTCCTCACCCGTATCCTGCATACCAGACTGATTAGCTCCAAACCTCACAGGACTCCCATTAAGCTGCTCAACCATCTTGGCAAACGGAATAGCACGACTGCTGGCAGCATTGCGAGAGAACATACGGTGCGTCATCAGTTCGCTATGAATCAGGCGCGGGTATTCAACCTCCCACGTTGTCAGGCGATTACCCTGCTCGTTGATGCTGTCCGCGAGAATGCGTGCAACAATGTCGGCTTTACCTTTAACTTCAATCATTCGTGCTCCTTTACCGTGTCTTTAGGCACAACCAAATCTGCCACTTCATGTGCATACCAACGTTGCAATTGAATCTGCACAAAATCTCCACGTTCCTTGATCGTACCTTTCCTCAACTCCTCTGTCATCAATTTGATGGCGCCCTCAAGATTGTTCTTGCGGAAGAATCCGATGTTCATCCACTCATCAGACACAACATAATATTCTTCCTTGTCTGCGTCTTGCAACACAGCCAGCTTCTTCTTTGCAAGCTCAATGACATTTGTGAGGTCGTAACGATCAAGCCCAGCTAGACGTTCTTCGTGTGTCATTCTTCCCTCACTCAAAATTAAACACATATGCAATCAAATCATACACAAGTTTGTCAGCATCCTTGCGATCAAATGTATCAAGATATTCGTATTCATCTTCAACCTCGATTACACCCTTCACAGCACCCATCTTGACAAGCGGCAGATAAATGTCGTAGTCCCAGCCAGAGTTGCCGAATGGCCGCTTGCCACTGAAGCCTTCGCCCTCAAGCCACAAAGCTTCTAGCAGGCGGAACAAATAATGTCGAATGTTCTTAGCCTCTGTGTCGCGAAACTCGTGAGGATAATCTAGGATTTCGTCGTAGGTCATTCTTCCTTCTCCTTAATAACCACTTCATGCGTCAGCGCGCAACCTTCACAAATTACCTTCCAATCTCCCAAACGTGGCAATCCGTGTTCAGGGTACTCTCTGAAGTCGTAATCAAGATTGCTGTCGTAGAATGTCTTGCAAGAGCAAATGTCGCACAAGCGATAGTCTGCTGCTGCCATTATTCCTCACCCTTCTCTTCCCAATATTCTTCCATCGCATAATCGTAGCCATCCCAATTATCTACTCCTGCACCTTCAAGGCACGAAAGCTTCAGTTGGGCGTCCAGCAATTCTTCGTACTCTGCAACGGTAATTGTGATAGTTTCTGTGCTCATTTCTTCTCCTCAAATTGATAAATTAACTAACCACCACAGCATGTACAACTCTACCTTGAATATGCGGAAAATGATCCTTCCACGCTTTATCAGCATCGATTACGCTATCTTTAAGGTCGTCTGCATCACCACCACCAACCTCAAATCCTACAAAGAAATCATCACCAGCATAGCAGTCGAGGCACTTAATCATGACCGCAACATCACCAATCTCTTCGTATTCCTCAAACTCTTCTACTTGTTCATCGGTCAATCCTAGTTCAGAAGCTACAAATTCGATAGCTTCGTCCTTAGAGCCAAAACGCTTGCCAATGCCTAAGAATGCGTCGTAGTCAATACTCATAACCCCTCCTCAATTTTGTACATCACAATAGTAAACAATCTTACCAAACTTAGCAACTCTTTTCATCTTCCTCGCCCAAGACGGCTGCACATCTGTCGAATGAAAGTGGTCAGCACATCGGGGCAACACAGGACGCATCTTACGCGATTCATTGTACCGTGTCAACCACTCTGGCGTGTTTCTCATCGTAACACTATTACGCCACCAAGAAAATTGCCCTCTCTGCGACACAACAGCCTTGCAACTCTTGTGAGCCTTCTTCATTCTGTGTTGTACAATTTCAACGACACCTCGGACAGCACGTAACGGTTGATTCTCAGCTTCACGCTGTGCTGTGTAGGCTAGACAACGATCATCAGCCGCTTTGGCATGCGCTCCGTGGGCCAACATCAGGGCGAGGAGAAGGGCGCCGCCACTGCTCAACTGTGCTCCTTAGCAAGCTCTCCAATTTTCTCAGCACAATGCAAACAAAAGTGAATCCACATACCTGTGTTGCGGAAAGAATACGTAGAAATCATATCATCGCCTTTGGCAATCTTCTTGTCGCAACCTCGGCAGAATGCTGTACGTTGTGCTGGACGGCGTTCTATTGGGTAGTCCATCATCGCTCCCTATCATTTCCAAAGCCAAGTTCCTCTTTCGCGCGCTGTTCTGGTGTACGGCTGTCTTCATACTGCCAATCTATCCACCTTGCTACACACTCTTGTGAATATTTAGCGTACTCCTCTCGTGTAGGAATGTCTGTACTATTTGAACGGCACGCAATGTTAAGAACCTCTATGTAACTAAAGTCTCTGTCCCAGCAGTAGTGCATCAGTTCAGTTTTGGTCATGCCAAGTCCTCTTTAAGAATGTTGTCAGGAACTTTATTCAGTAAGTCATGCATCTTCACCCGAAGCCAAGCATCAGTGTTTGGTGGAAATTTCTTAACACGAAGATTTGGAGGGCGTACGATAGAGGTGTCTGTCCTGCCTTGAATGTGCACCTTGTAACCCACAACTACTCCCTTTACTCCTCTCTTATCAGTCGCACCGTGTGGCGCCACACCTTCCAAAACAGTGCACTCCCTGCCATTAAACTCGTCATAGATGTCTCCAGTGCCGTTTACAATTATGCACAACGTTCCTACTGGTATGTTTTGCATACATCCTCCTTGTCAAAATGTTCGCTCATTGTAGGCTGCAACGAAGCGCATGTCAACAACAATTTTACGAGCTGCTGTTAGAAATTTTACGCAGGGCTTGACACAGGCGCTCCAGTGTGCAATCATAGAAGCCGTCATAACAATTTTAGGAGGATGTATGAAAGTTAAAGTGGTTCGTGCCACAGTTGATAACTGGTACAAGGTTGGCGAAGAGTATGAGGTAGAAAGTAAGACGCGACATCGTAATGGACGGGATTATTACCCGCTTGTTGACGATGCAAATATTGGCATCGGCCCTGAACATTGCGAAATCATTGAAGAGAAGTCGAAGTGTGAACCAAAGCTCCCGTTCAAGGTGCGTTGCGTTGATAATGATGTGTCTCCTTTTGTGTTTGGTGCAACTTACGAAGTGACAGGAGTTTACGAAGATAAAGACTACCTCATTTACGGCTGGACTGGTACGTGGAGGAAGGATCGCTTTGAAATTGTTCCAGACCCAGAAGAGGAAGCCGTCGTCGAGCGCAACAAATACATGCGTGAAGTGAAGCCCGGCGTGTGGGTGGATGTGTATGATCTTTTGAAAGCATTCGATGTAAGCGATCCTTGTTTACAACATCTCATAAAAAAGGCCTTGGCCGCTGGAAAACGCGGTCACAAGGATGCTTTAACTGATTATAAAGATATTTTAGATAGCGCAAAACGGGCATTGGAACTTTATAAGGAGTGGAATGTGGAATGAAGGTCGAGAACAATTACCTTGAGAATACTCGCTACAAAACACATACGCCTGAGCACGATTTGTGGTACGCGATGATGAAGCGATGCTATTCTCCATTGATGCAGGAACACAGTCCAACATACAAAGGTTGCACCGTGAGCGACAACTTCCAAGATTTTCAGTGGTTCGGAGCGTGGTGTAACCGGCAAATGGGATTTGATATCCCCGGAAGGCAACTTGACAAGGATATATTAGTCAAGTGGAACAAGCATTACAGCGAAGACACTTGTGTGTTTGTGCCTAGAGAGATAAATAACTTGTTTATTCGACGCAAGAATGACAGAGGAAATCTTCCAATTGGGGTGTCGCTGTATAAGGGCACTCGATTCCATGTGCAAGTTAGCAGAGATAACGGACCAAGGCACATCGGGTATTTCGACAATGTGGAGGATGCGTTTGCTGCGTACAAGAGGGTGAAAGAAGAATACATTAAGTACAAGGCTGAAAAGTGGAAAGATAAAATCGATCCGAGAGTGTATGCTGCGCTAATTGCATACGAAGTTGCTATCGATGACTGATATTCTTGCCAGTGCAAAGCGTGCTGTGGAGATGCATGAGGAGTGGAATAGTTAAAGTTGACAAGACGCTTACGCCATGCTATTATTGTGTATGGCGCAATGCGCAGCTAACAAAGGAGTAACATGATTACGATGCACCCAGGACAGTTTATTCAAGAAACACTTATGGAGGATTTAGAATTCTCTCAAGCAGATTTGGCTAGGAGCCTAGGGGTCGATAGCTCTACAGTGTCGAGAATGTTGCGAGGAGAGGCAGATGTTTCACCGAGCATGGCACTGAAGCTTGAGAAAGTTTTTGATTGTAGTGCTGAATACTGGTTGACGATGCAAATGCAGTATAACTTGCAGAAAGCTAGGCAGGGGAAATAACAAATTGTGGGGCGCTTCGGCGCCCTTTTTGTTTTCATTAACCGATAGGAGGGTTTATGAGGAAAGTATGGGAAAGCACAATAAAGTTAAAGTTGGGGATACATTCACATTAAATTGCGGAGGAGTTGTTACAGTTTTCAAATATGTAGACTGCACGTCTGTTCATGTAAAATTTGAGGACGGGACAGAGATTGTTACTACAGCCGACAGCCTAAGAAAAGGGGCAAGTCCTTTTACCAGACTGAAAGACCTTCGCTATTATGTAGGTAGCATTCATAAGACTAAAAATTTCGGTGATGTTGAAGTGATTGGTACAGAGAAGGGTGAAAAATTAACCGTCAGATTTGTAAACACAGGATTCGTCAGAGAGCATGTGTCGAAAAATAGTCTAAGAACGGGCTGCGTGAGGGACTACTCTGTAAGACCAAAACATATTGTCAGAAAATATAATGTTGGCGATCGGTTCTTTAGTGATTTGCATGGATGGTACACCGTAATTAAGTGTAATGGGTGTTATGATATAACGATTCTATGGGATGAAAGCAATTCAACGCAAAAAGTTTGGTCTAAACATATACGCAAAGACAATCTGCGGGACGGAAGCAGGCCAGTTTCTAAAAAAGGTGTTGTCATGCCTAAGAAATACTACGTCTATATAGCTAGAGTAGGAGAAGAAATTTGCTACATAGGTTATGGCAAGAAGTGGAGGTTCGAGCATTGTACTAGTGGAATTTCTTCAAATTTTGGACTAAACAAGCTATATTTTGAGGGAAATGACATACAAGTAGAGATTTACAAAGAGGACTTAACAAAAGAGGACGCTGTATCGCTTGAGTCTGAATTGATAAGGCAGTTGAAGCCAAGCTGCAACGTCGTTCTGAATTGCTAGTGCATTTTATTTTGGATTTTCGCAACAGATTTAAAACAAAAATTCGTTGACGAGCCAAGCCAATTAACACCTTGGGATCAACACGTAGGGTTGGATACGCGGTAAATTTTCATGGTTTATCCTCTATACCTACCCCTCTTCCTCCTCAAAACACGTTCTAAGAAACGTGCCCCCTCTACATTCTCCCTTCCCCTAGACACACCTCGCCCCTGCTGCCTCCAGGGCTGCAAAATTTAGGCGCAAGAGTGCCCTTCCCACTAATCCATAGCGGTTACTTTTCAAAAGACGATAGATGGCCCTACCCGTGCGTCACACGGCTTAAAAATTATCTCCAGTGTTCATCCTACTCTCACCCTACAGGGTACACCCTATCAATTCTGATAGGGATGCTTCTTATGCAGAAGCGTTAACCACCGTACAGAAGATAGATAGCGCAAGAATTACATTGAGCGTACGCCTTATGACACTTGATGTAAAGAATTTTTGTGTGAAATTCTCAAAGATTCTCACACCGAAGCTGAAAAAGTCGAAACTTGAGTCAGACATGGCCTACAAGAGTGCTGTTTATGCATACAGCGTTGCTGCACAGATGTTGTGGAAATTCACGCTTAGCACGATACGGAACATAAATCTAGGGGTATATGAAAATTTCTGTTGACAGCTACAATCTATAGCGTTACTATGCATCCATCGACAGCGCAACACAGCGATGCCAAACAAGAAGCAAAGCTGTCGAAGCTGACAAATTCATAAGTAGTGCTACTTAACTAAATACACGCATACACTATATAGGAGCAACATCATGACTAAAAATGTGGTTATCCGACTGGCACCTGTTTCCAACGTCCCGATGATCGTTGACGCAAACTCTCTCAACAACGGCCGTCTGAAGGCGGTGTTCAGTGATCGTGATGCTGAGACTGAGATCGGGATCGACTATTTTCGTGCATCTGGCCCGGTTGAAATTGGCTATGCTCACAAGATTGTCCAAGAGTATGCGAAAAAACATAACATCCCCTCCGAGGAGTTCTTGGTGCGGGCGCGACTCCCCAAGACCAACTTCACGAAGCCTCGCAAAACCAATGACAGCGAAGCAACCAGCCTGAAGCTTGTCAAGAACTCTCAAGCCGAGCAACCCAAAGAGGAATCCGACTTGACGGCAATGGCTCAGGCCATGCAGGATGCTCACAACAAGCGCAAAGATGATGTGAAACCAGAAGAACAGAAAGCCTCTGCTGAGAAGCCGGAAGGCGCTGTTGTGAAACGTTCGCAAGGTGAGAAGAAGCAGCGCAGGGGCTATGTGAAGAAGGACAAAGAACGTTCGGCGCGCTCAAAGGCTGCATACGAACGCTACGTAAAAGAGATCGGACAACATGTTGCGGACAACCCAAGCATCATGGAGCCTGCCGTCCCTGGCCCCGGAGTGTCGGCCCAAGATGTTTCGGACGCAGAGTTCCAGTTTGCTCTGAAATTGGCGAAACTTTTGAAGGGTATCATGTAAAACGTCCCTCCCTCATTGCTGTGCCTTGGCCTTCCTAGCCCTCCCACTAGGAAGGTCTTTTTTGCTTTCCACGCTTGCATTCATAAGAATCTTAGGCTACACTGATCCTGTCTTAACAAACATACGAGGGAACAAATGACCAAACTCACAGTGACAAAGTACTCAGAAGACTTGAAAGACTTCTTGGACGGTGCGACACTTTCTGATGCAATTCTCCAGCTTCAACGTTGGATTCAAATCTACGGGAGTGACGCTAAAGTGCATATTGGCGAGGATCGTGTACCATACGAAGACTATTACGAAGCCTATCTCAAAATTGGAGTGGAACGAGAAGAAACTGATGAGGAATATTCAGGGCGCCTTCGCACAGAAGAAAGTTTGAACGCTACAAAAGAGCAGCAAGAGCGCGCTTTGTACGCACAGCTTAAAGCTAAATTTGGAGCGTAATATGAAAGTAAAATTCTGCTGCGACAGTGGTGCAAACATTCACAGCGTGCGCAAAGACACATTCGACACTGAGCGCGATTTTGGAATTTCTGACGAAGAGTGGCTAGAGATGTCTGATGCTGAAAAATACAAGATGGCTGAAGAGTGGGCTATTGAGCGGATTAGCATTTGGTTTGAGGAGGAATGATATGTACGACATCGACAAGTTGAACATGGAAATCATGAATATTCCGTGCAAGAAAACTTTATCACATTTTGCCACGGTAGCAGAAGCTAAAGCTTACGGACAAGGACATCGTGACGCTCGACATGCTGCTGTGGATGCTGTGCTTGAGCATTTTAAGGAGGATGCAGAGCCGAGCGGTGCGGCAGATGAGCGTCCGCTGTTTGAGGCATGGGCAGAAGATCGGTGGGAGCCACAAGAAATCACCATGCGTCACAACGATGCGTATCTGCCTGTAAGCCTCAATGCAGCATGGAAGGCATGGCAAGCCCGTGCCGCCCTCGCATCGCAGACGGAACGGATGCAATCGCCCGCAGTCAGCCAGAAGGACGGGGCGGCTGTCGATGATGCTCTCAGCTACAACGCTTCGCTGGTACGCAAGGACATCAAAGCCGCTGTTGACCTTGCATCCCCTGCGGCCGCCACGGCAAGCGCAAACGACGAGCGCGCCGAATTCGACAAGCTGTTCCCGCCGGCCACTACAGATATGCACTGCGATGAGTACGATGCCTTGGCCGACCTACGCACGCATCAGCGAAGCGCATGGAATGCGGCCATCAAATTCGCAGCCCTCGCCAACTCGGGAGCTTCCCATGCAGCGAATGCTGGCGAAGACACCGCCCGTCTGGACTGGCTCGAAGAGTCCGGCCACGCCTACCGCACCCATAGCGGACACTGGGTTTTCAGTGACATGCCTTTCGGTAAGGACAAGGTAGCGCTACGTGATGCCATCGACGCAGCAATCGCCTCCAGCGCGGAACAGGAGGCGAAATGAGACAGAAGTTCTTTACGGTAATTCCGCAAAACATGGTTGAGTACCAAATGTCTATCCGGGAAGCCGACTTGGAAAACGATTGGTTCCGAATGGCATTTGAAGAGGCGTACAAATCTGACAAGCCACAAAATAATATGGAGGAGTTGATAGCGTGGGATTTCTTCAAATATGGGTGGGAGGCAGCGGTTAGGCTCCTCAACGACGATGACACGCAAGGAGAGAAGAATGGCTGAACTGAACATGGACGCAGAGCGCGCGGCGTTCGAGGCGGCACTCATCGTACTTTCTCCAGCGCGCGCCAGCCGATGTCGCGGCGACAAAAACCGGTCGGGAAATCGACGCGCTCGATGGCGCGGTAGGCGCGGTCGCGCGCGGCGGCGATGTCGGGCCCTTGCCCGGTCACCGACAGCACGCGGCCGCCGGTCGCGACCAGCTTGCCGCC